CGGATGTCGCTGCGGTCGAGCCGGTCGTCGAGGACAAGACCGAAGCGGTGCCGGTTGCGCCGCGGCGAGTTCCGCTGCGTCGTCCGCCTCGAGGCGGCGGTGGTGGCGGGTGGATGAACGGTTGGCGCTGAGTGCGCCGAGGTGATGCATGGCTGACAAGAAAATCTCAGCACTGACGGCGCTGACGGCGGCGAACGTCGCTCCGGCGACGGACGTGGTGCCCATCGTCGACACGAGCGCGACCGAGACCAAGAAGGTCACGGCGAAGGATCTCGTCGACGGCGCGCTCAACGGCGGCACCGCGAACGGCGTGCTCTACCTCAACGGGTCGAAGGCGGCGACGAGCGCGAGCGGGCTAACTTACAACGGCAGCACTTTTGTTGCGACAGGCAACGCAAAGGTCGGCGCAGGCGCGGCTTCCAACTCGGCCACCTTCATGGTCAACAACCCCAACGCAACGGCCACGGGAATTCAGTTGTTCCAAGACGCCCAAGAATCTTGGGTTATGGGGCTTCTTGCAAGCAGCACCGCCTTGACTTGGGCAAATTCCGGCTCCGAGCGCATGCGCCTCGACTCCTCCGGCAACCTCGGCATCGGGACGAGTTCGCCGTCGCAGCGGCTTCATGTTGTCGGTGGTAACTATCGCCAGAACGACGCGACCAATTCGTTCGGCTTTGAGATGCAGAACGGCACGGGAACCTCGCGGATTGTCACCATCTCTGGCGGCTCCGCGTTCGCTATCCAGTCGGGCAACAATGGCGTCGATTATCTGAATCTCGACGGCAACGGCAGCGTCACCATTGGGTCAAACGTTGTCGCCACCAACGCGACCAACGGCTTCCTCTATGTGCCGACCTGCGCGGGTGTGCCAACCGGAACGCCGACCGCCAAGACTGGATACGCACCCATCGTGGTCGATACCACCAACAACCGTTGGTACTTCTACTCTGGCGGCGCTTGGCGCAACGCTGGACCGTAACGGAGAGACGCCATGAAGCCTATCTGGACCATCTCCGCGCTTGACGTCGAGCCGCAGCGCGGTCAGCTCGCCGATGTTGTCGTGGTCGCTCACTGGCGCTGCGGCGTCGTCGACGGCGAACACGTTGCCGAGGTGTACGGTTCCGTCGCGCTCGACGCCCCGGTCGCCGGCAGCTTCTGCTCCTTTGCCAATCTCGAGGAATCGCAGGTCATCGAGTGGGTGAAGGCGAAGGTCGGCGCTGACGCGACCGAGGCCGCTGTCGCCGCGCAGCTCGCCGAGCGCAAGTCCCCCAAGGTCATCAAGCCGGAGCTGCCGTGGAACACGAGCAAGGCCAAGCCCAACAAGCCGAAGTGACGCTCACCGTCGAGCTGCACGAGGCCGTCGCCCTCGTGAATATGCTCGGCGCGGTGCCAACGAGCCAAGGTGCATACCCGCTCTGGGCCAAGCTCCGCGACCAGGTGAAGCCGCTCTTGCCGCCGGACACCCCGGCATGAGGAACCATGGCTAACGTCTTCGACACCGCCAACTATCCGACCTCGGAGCCGACGCGGCTGCAGGCGGGCGACCGCTGGGCGTGGAAGCGGGTGGATCTGTCGGGCGACTACCCGACGGCGTCCTACTCGCTCTCTTACGTCGCGCGCCGCGACGGCACCGGCGAGCGCATCGCCATCACGGCCTCGGAGACGACCGAGGGCTACATCGTCGAGGTGGCCTCGACGGTGACGGCCGACTACGCGCCCGGCCGGTATCAGTGGTCGGCCTTCATTACGCGCACGAGCGACGGCGCGCGCGCCGAGGTCGGCTATGGCTCCTTCGAGGTCGGCGCGAACCGTGCCACCTCGACCGACGACCCGCGCAGCTTCGCGCAGATCGCCCTCGACAACATCGAGGCCTACCTCAAGGACCCGAACAATTTGCAGGCGGCCTCGTACTCGGTCGCCGGCCGCAGCCTCAGCCGCTGGAACCGCGTTGATCTTCTGACCGAGCGCGACCGCATGAAGGCAGAGGTCAACCGCGAGAAGCAGGCCGAGAAGCTGCGCCAAGGCCTCGGCACGAATCAGACCATACGGGTGAGGTTCACGAAGTGAAGCTGCTCGACTTCTTCCGCGGCAAGCCCGCGCCCCGTCGCCCCCGGCGCGCGTTCGACGCCGCCAACACCGGGCGGCTCTTCGCCGACTGGCTGACGCTTCCGAAGTCGGCAGACAGCGACATCCGCTACACGCTGAAGGCGATGCGGGCACGATCCCGCGACCTCGCGCAGAACAACGACTATGCCCGGCGGTACCTCGATCTCGTGGCCGTCAACGTCGTCGGTCCGAAGGGCATTACCCTGCAGGTCCGCGCGCGCGAGCCGAACGGCATCCTCGACCAGGTGGCGAACCAGCAGCTCGAGCGCGCCTTCTACGATTGGGGCAAGCCGATGAGCTGCACCGTCGACGGCCGCCTCAGCTGGGTCGACTGCCAGAAGGTCTTCATGGACTCGGTCGTGCGCGATGGCGAGTGCTTCGTGCTCTTCGTCGAGGACAACGCCAACCCCTACCGCTTCCGGCTGCAGTTCATCGACCCCGACCTCATCGACCAGGACAAGAACGACATCCTCTCGAACGGCAACCTCATTCGCATGGGTGTCGAGGTAACGCCCGAGGGTCGCCCGGTCGCCTACTACGTCAAGACTCGGCACCCCGACGACTACCAGACCGGGGCCGCCGCGCCGGTTCGCGAACAGCGAATCCCGGCCGAGCGCATGATCCACGCCTTCCGGCAGGACCGCATCGGCCAGACTCGCGGCACGCCTTGGACCACGACGGCCATGACCCGGCTCAAGATGCTGGGCGGGTACGAAGAGTCCGAGCTCGTGGCGGCGCGCATCTCGGCCTCGAAGATGGGCTTCTTCACGAGCGAGGCGGGCGACGACTACCAGGGCAACGGCGAGGACGGCGACGGCACCATCCGCATGGAGCTGCAGCCCGGCACGTTCGAGCAGCTGCCGGCGGGCGTTGAGTTCAAGCCCTTCGACCCGCAGCACCCGAGCACGGCCTTTCGCGACTTCGAGAAGGCCATGCTTCGGGGCATCGCCTCCGGTCTCGGGGTGTCTTACACCTCGCTCGCCAACGATCTCGAGGCCGTCTCGTACAGCAGCATTCGGCAGGGGCTGCTTGAGGAGCGCGACTTCTGGCGGACGGTGCAGTTCTGGATGATCGAGCACTTCTGCCAGCCGGTCTATGAGCGGTGGCTGCGTCAGGCGCTCGACGCCGGCGTGCTCAACCTGCCCGCGGCCAAGTACTTCAAATTCCGCTCGACCCAGTGGGTGCCGCGCGGCTGGCAGTGGGTCGACCCGCGCAACGAGGCCGAGGCGCAGATCACGGCCATCAATGCGGGGCTCATGACCCGCACCCAGGCGCTGGCCGAGCGCGGCCTCGACATCGAGGACGTCTTGCGCGAGCGGCAGGCCGAGGACGAGATGATCGCCGAGTTCGACATCAACCTGACCGGCAACGCCCCGGCGCAGCCGGTGCCGGTGCCGCCCCCGGCGGCGGGGGGTGAGTGATGGCCGGCCGCTACGACTTCGCGTGCGAGCAGGGGGCGACCTTCTCGCGCGTGGTGACCTATCAGGGCTCCGACGGAGTGGCCGTCAACCTGACCGGATACACGGCGCGGATGCAGGTGCGTGAGACGGCCGAGTCGGGCACGGTGCTGCTCAACCTCACGACCGAGAACGGCGGGATCGCCTTGGGCGGCTCGGCCGGCACGGTCACGCTGACGGCGACCGCGACCCAGACGGCGGCGATCGCGGCGGGCGAGTGGGTGTACGACATCGAGCTCGTGAACGGTGCGACCGTGACGCGGCTCTTGCAGGGCTGCTTCGCGGTGGATGCGGAGGTGACGCGGTGACGCAGGTGCTCATCGACGAGTCGCTCCAGACGGTTGTGGTCGAGGAGACCGCGACGACGGTCATCGTCCGCGCGCCTGGCCCCGCGCCTGCGGGTGCCGGTGCCGGTACGGTCACGTCGGTCGACGCCTCGGGCGGCACGACCGGCCTGACCTTCAGCGGCGGCCCGGTCACGGGCGCAGGCACGCTGACGCTCGCAGGGACGCTCGCTGTGGCCTCTGGCGGCACGGGGGCGACGGATGCCGCCACCGCGCGCGGGAACCTCTCTGCGGCCGTCTCCGGCGCGAACAGCGACATCACGAGCATGACCGGCGTGACGGGCGGCATCGCCTCGCCCGACTTCATCACCTTCGACACCGGCGCGACGACCTCGGCGGCGGTTGGCCGGTTGCGGTGGGATTCGGCGAACGGCACGGCTCGCCTCGGAATGATCGGCGGCAACGTCGAGTCGCAGCTCGGGCAGACCATCGACGCGCTGGTGCACAACGCCGAGGCGACCAGCCTGAGCAAGGGCGAGGTCGTCTACCTGTTCTCGGCGACCGGCGATCGCGCCTCGGTCAAGCGCGCCATCAACACCAGCGACGCCACCTCTGCCAAGACCATCGGCGTCGTCGCTGAGTCGATCGCCGCCGGCCAGAACGGCCTGATTCGCTGCCAAGGCGTGCTCGACGGGCTCAACCTCGGCGCGTTCACGGCGGGCGACACGCTATACCTGGGCGCGACGGCTGGCACGACGACGGCGACCAAGCCGGTCGCCCCGAACCATCTCGTCTACGTCGGCGTGGTCGAGCGCGCGAACCCCGGAAACGGCCAGCTCTATGTCCGCGTGCAGAACGGCTACGAGCTCAACGAGCTGCACGATGTGCTCATCACGAGCCCGGGCGCGGGTGCGGTGCTGTCCTACGACGCCACCGCAGATCTCTGGAAGGATGCCACCATCGCGGGCGGTGCCGGCATCACGGTCACGAATGCTGACTCGTCGGTGACGGTTGCGACCTCGGGCGCGGTGACGAGCTCGGGCTTCACGATGACGACGGCGCGGCTTTTGGGCCGCACGACGGCGAGCACCGGGGCCATCGAGCAGATCACGGTCGGCTCGGGTCTCTCGCTCTCTGGCGGCACGCTGACGGCGACGGGTGGCGGCTCGGGCACGGTGACCTCGGTCGACGTGTCGGGCGGCACCACGGGCCTCACGACCTCGGGCGGCCCCGTCACCGGCGCGGGCACCATCACCATCTCCGGCACGCTGAACGTCGGCAACGGTGGCACGGGTGCGACCACGCTCACGGGCATCGTCAAGGGCAACGGCACCAGCGCCTTCTCGGCTGCGGTGGCCGGCACGGATTTCCTCGCCCCGTTCGGCTCGCAGTCCCAGGCCTTCGTCTACGCTGCGCCATCGGGATCTGCGGGCACGCCGAGCTTCCGCGCGCTGGTGGCGTCTGACATCCCGACGCTGAACCAGAACACGACCGGCACCGCGGCGAACGTCACGGGCACGGTGGCCGTCGCCAATGGCGGCACCGGCGCGACGGATGCGGCGACGGCGCGGTCGAACCTGACGGCGCAGAAGACCATCACATCCGGCACGGCCGCGCCCTCGGGCGGGTCGGACGGCGACATTTACCTGCAGTACACTTGAGTCCTATGGTCAAGCAACCTGCGATGGAATGGCGACCGGCTCTCGGCTCTTGGCTTCTCCGCGTGGAGTCGCCAGTGCCCGACTGGGTGGTCAAGAGGTGCGTGGATTTCATGCTCAAGATACAGGCGGCGCGGCGGACAGGGCTTACCCCCGGCGACACGCGCGATGACCTGGACGCGAGCGTGAAAGCCCTCAACGAGGGCAAGGTGAAGCAGTGGGCCGCCGGGCCGCAGATGGACGGCAGCGGTGAAATCGAAATATTCCGAGCCACCAAAGGCTCGGGCAAGATCATCACAGGAGTCTGACAATGGCTGCGACTTGGAGAGCAACTGGCGGCGCTATCGCCTACGCGTCGAGCAAAGATATGCTCAACGTGTTCAACGGCACCGCCTCGGCGCGCATCATCCGCGTGTATCGGTGCTACTGGTTCAACAACGGCACGACGGCGGTGACGGGTGTGCTGACGACTGCGCAGGTGCGCCGCATCACGGCGGCGTCTGGCGGCACGGCGGTGACCCCCGTCAAGCACGACACGAACAACAGCGCCCTCGACGCGGCGACGACCTGCGGCACCAACCAGACCACGACCGGCTCGGATATCTTCCGCCGGTTCCTGTTCGTCAACGAAGAGCCCATCGTTGGCGGTACCACGCAGGCCAACTGGCTGACGCTGGTGCCGTTCGCGGAAATCTGGAACGCGGGTTACGGTGACACCAACGTCGAGCCGGTCACCTGCCGCGCCACGCAGGGTCTGCAGCTGTTCCACAGCGGCTCCAGTGCGGTCGGTACGGCTGACCTCGAGATCGAGTTCACCGACTCGGCGTCGTGATTCATGGCGACGCTGCGGCACAAGACCTGCGGCCATGAGTGGGAGGTCGAGCAGGAGCTCGCCGACCGCATTTCGCACGACTTGAACGGCGGGGTCGGCGGGTATTCCCCGCCGATCACCTGCCCATCGTGCAAGGTGCAAGGGCGCTACACGCGCTTCGAGGTCGTGACGGAGACCCCGCCCGATGCCTGAAACCTACTACCTGCGGATGAACGCGGTGGACGTGCGGCCGCTCGAGGACGCGCTGCTCGCCATCCAGAACACGGCGACCGACGAGCGCGCCTACTTCGAGGTGGTGTCGTTGCGCGTGTCTCCGGCTGCGCCGTCGTCTGCGTTTTCCTCTGGCGCTACCGCGACCGGCCGCTCTGGTCTTTTCGGCCTGTATCGCGTAACCGCCGTCACGGGCGGCGATACGGTCACGCCGATCAGGATGGACACGGCGGATGCGGCTCTGCCTTCGCAGGTGACGGTGGTCAACAACCCGAACAGCGTGACCACGACGGCGCTATTCCGGCGCATCAACGACACGCCGAACTTTTCGACGCAGACGGCGACAGGCTTGGGCAGCCGCACCTACGGCGGCTCTCTCGTCACGCATCAGAAGTCGCACTTCGCGGACGTCTGGCGCGGCGGAGAGAGCGTAAACGTGGAGTCGATCATCCTCCGCGCTGGAGAGGGCATTGCGCTCACTCAGGAAGCGTTCGGGCTGCCGCACTCGATGATCGTCTCGGCGGTGGTCACGAACACGGCGACGGGCGCGACCTACGTCTGCCGCTCGACCGATGTCGGCACCGACCGCACGATCGGCGGGGCGCTGTACGCCATCATGAACGGCAGCGGCTCGGGCGTGACGCTAGCTGTCAAGATGATGTTCCTGCCGATGGATGGAGAGGCGTTCCTGACGCCGCCGCTGCGCCTTTGCCGGATGGACGGTATCGCGCTTGACGGCGATGCCGTCACGCCTATAAGCCCCGACACGTCGAAGACCGCTCCGAGTAGCCTAAAGGTAACGAGCGGGCCGTTGCAGATTCGCTTGCCGGGCGAATGGCAGTCGGACTACTACACCTCGCATGGAAACGAATTTGCCGGCGCAGGCGCTAGCGTTGCGGCGTGGTTGCGCGTCAACCTCAACGCCGCGGTGTTCAGCCGAAAGACCTACACGAACGTCTTTCCCGACGTCGGCATCAGCAACGCCATCGGGTTCCAGTCCTCGACGATGGACGAATGCCTGATGTTTCAAGCCGCATCGGGCTCGGGCATCGTGGTCAAGCCTGGTCAAGGCTTGGCGCTGGTGTCTGGTCGAACCTCCGCGACGGGCGAGTTCCCGCTGCTTGGGGCGTCGTCGACGTTTCACAATTACGACATCGAGGCGACGATTCTCTACTACCCGCCCCCGGCCGCACCGAGCGGCGGCAACACCTACTCGAAGTCCCGCGTCGTCAACAGGATGTAACGCATGGTCAAGCAGAGCACCGCACGCAATCTGATGGTCTTCCTGACCGACTCGACCGACCACGTCACCGGCCTTGCCGGGGCGACGCTTTCGGTGTCGCTTTCCAAGAACGGCGCGGCCTTCTCGAGCATCTCGCCGACCGTCACCGAGCGCGGCAACGGGTGGTACAACATCGCGCTCACGAGCTCGCACACTGACACGCTCGGCGATCTGGTGCTGCGAGCAACGGCCTCTGGCGCTGACCCCATCGACCTGCGCGAGCTCGTCGTCGAGGCCGAGCTGCTCGTCAACGTGATGAAGATGAACTCGGCTACCGTCTACGGTGCCGGCGCGTCTGGCGACCTCTGGCGCGGCACGCCGTGAGTTTCTCGTCTTCCGCTTTCTCCACCTCGGCGTTCTCGACGTCGGCGTGGGATTTCCTCGCCGCGACGGCGTCGAAGCTTTGGATCAAGGTCTCGGGCACCTGGAAGGAGGCGACGACCTACATCAAGGTCGCCGGGACGTGGAAGGTCGCCACCCCGTTCATCAAGGTTTCCGGCACCTGGAAGTAGCCCGGCCGGGAATGTTTTGCATTTTCCAAACTGCCCCGATAGAAGGAGCGGCAAGATGGACATCATCGAAAAACGCAGCATTGTCTCCATGACCGAGGACGAGTCCACCGTGACCATCGTCTTTTTGAAGGAGAGCGCCGAGCAGGAGAGCGAGGACGTGGCCGAGGAGGCCGCGCCGGACGCGCCTGCCGCCGAGGAGCCGGAAGCCGAGCGGAGCGCCGAGGCCGAGCCCGCCATCCCCGCTGAGGGCGTGCGCAAGGGTCCGTCCGCGCGGATGTTCCGCACCGGCACCATCGAGCTGCAGCCCTCCGACGCCGATGTGCGCCGGGTGGCGCTGGCCTTCAGCAGCGAGGCCGAGGTCGACCGCGGCTGGGGCATCGAGGTGCTCGACCACACCGCGCGCGCCCTCAACGCAAGCTTCATCGGCAGCGGGCGCGCCCCGCTGCTGCTCGAACATGACCCGACCGAGCAGATCGGCGTGGTCGAATCGATCTCCCTCGGAGCGGACCGGGTGGCCCGGGCCGTCGTGCGGTTTGGGAAAACCGCGCGAGCCGAGGAGATCCTGGCTGATGTGAAGGACGGAATCCGCTCGTCGGTGTCCGTCGGTTACATCATCGACGAGATGGTTCTGGACGGTGTGCGGGATGGCCGGGAGGTCTACCGCGCGACGAGCTGGACGCCGCTCGAAATCAGCATCGTGTCCATCCCCGCCGACATGAGCGTCGGCGTCGGGCGCGCGCTGGAAGCATCCACGATCTCCACCACTTCCCCCAAGGAGTCCAAGACCATGTCCGATCAGAACGTCCCCGCGGCCGACCCGGCCGCCGCCGAGCGCAGCCGCGCCTCGGCCATCCTCGAGCTCGGCGCGCGCCACAGCCAGCGCGAGTTCGCCGAGACCGCCGTCCGTGACGGTGCGAGCCTCGAGCAGTTCCGCGGTGCCCTTCTCGACAAGGTGGGCAGCAAGCCGCTCGCCACCGCCGAGATCGGCATGACCGAGAAGGAGAAGGGTCAGTTCAGCTTCGTGCGGGCGATCCGCGCGATGGCGAACCCGACCGACAAGGCGGCCGTCGCCGCCGCCCGCTTCGAGTTCGAGGCTTCCGAGGCGGCTGCCGCCAAGGAAGGCCGCGTCTCGCGCGGCATCACGGTCCCGATGGACGTGCTGATGAAGCGCGACATCCTGACGGGCACCGGCACGGGTACCGCGAAGGGCGGCAACCTCGTCGCGACCGACCTGCTCGCCGGGTCGTTCATCGACGTGCTCCGCTCGCGCATGGTGCTCAACGAGCTCGGCGCGACCTTCCTCACGGGCCTCCAGGGCAACGTCGCCATCCCGAAGAAAACGGCTCCGTCGAGCGTCGCCTGGGTCGCCGAGAACAGCGCCCCTTCGGAGTCGACCAACACCCCGAGCTTCGGCCAGGTCACGCTGTCGCCGAAGACCCTCGCGGGCTACGTCGACTTCAGCCGCCGCCTGATGCTGCAGTCCTCGCTCGACATCGAGACGCTGATCCGCAACGACCTCGCGACCACGATCGCGGTCGCGATGGACAACGCCGCGATCTCCGGCTCGGGCACCAACCGCCCGACCGGCGTGCTCAACACGTCCGGCATCGGCTCGGTCACCCTCGCCACGAACGGCGCGGTCCCGACCTGGCAGATGGTGGTCGACCTCGTGCGTGAGGTGGAGATCGACAACGCCCGGACGGGCGCTGCCGCGTTCCTCACGAACGCGCAGGTCAAGAGCCGCCTGGCGCGCACCCCGCGTCAGACCTCGGGCATCGAAGGCAACTTCATCCTCCAGCCGCCGTTCGACAACCTCTACGGCGAGCGTCTGGTGGTGTCGCAGCAGGTCCCGTCGAACCTGACGAAGGGCACGGGTTCGAACCTCTCGGCGCTCATCTTCGGCGTCTGGAGCGACCTGCTCATCGGGCAGTGGAGCGGCATCGACCTGCTGGTCGACCCGTACACCGGCTCGAACGCGGCCACCGTGCGCGTCACGGCGTTCCACGACTGCGACTTCGCGGTGCGGTACCCCGAGTCGTTCGCGGAGTGCAACGAGATCATCACGACCTGAGCGTGATCGACCTCGCGGCGATCAGGGGCCGTCATCAGGGGCGACGAGCAGTCGTCCTTGGTGGCGGCCCCACCCTTTTAAGCGACCTGCGTGCGGTGCGTCCGCGGGTCGGTGCCACCGGTCTCTGGATCGGTGTGAACCAGCACGCTCTGCTTCTCAGCCTTGACTACATCGTCTTCCAAGACCGCGAGATTGCGCCGATCCTGCAGGGTCACGGCATCCCGCTCGTGACCCACCACAAGGACATCGCCGACATCTGGTCGGGCATCGTCCCCGATTTCGGGTTCAGCGGTGGCACGGCGGTCTGGATTGCGGACTTCCTCGGCTGCGACGAGATCATCGTCTGCGGCTGCGATGCGTACACGGAATCGCGCCGGTACTGGCACAGCCCGCCGGGCTTTCGCGGCCTCGAGCTCGGGGTGACGGCCTCGACGGCGTGGCAGCAAGTGCGCGATTATATGGCGCGGCCGGAGATCGTCTCCGCGCCGTCTGGGTATCTGACCAAGGTGTTCCGCTCCTATGAAAATTGAGATCCTTCGCGGCCGAGCGTATCGCGGCACCTCGCTTGAGGTCGGCCGGGTATATTCGGTCGACGCCAACTTCGCCGGCTGGATGGTGATGAGGGGCTTCGCCAAGCCATACGCCGAGCCCGAAGTGGTGGCGGCTGCGGAGCCGGCGATCGACGCGGCCAAGGTGAAGCGTGGACGCCCGGCTCGCTGAAATCGCCAAATACCGGCACGTCTACACGACGGATGCCAATTACCGCTGCTACGACGAGCGTCTGCGGCCGGTGACGGCTGCGCTCTACGGCCTCAAGGGGTCATTCCTCGACGTCGGCTGCGGCCGTGGCGAGCTGCTGCGCGAGGCCGAGCGCCTCGGTCTTTCTCCGGTGATGGGTGCCGAAGCGGTGCCCGAGCTCTGCGGCGGCAACGTGGTCGAAGGGCAGATCCATGCCCTGCCGTTCAAGGATGGCCAGTTCGACCACGTCACCTGCATCGACGTGCTGGAGCATCTGCTCGAGGTCGACATCGTGCCTGGGCTCTTGGAGCTCGAGCGGGTGACGGCGAAGACGCTGCTCTTGGCCGCCGCCGATTACTCTTCGAAGTGGAACGGGGTCGAGATGCACCCCGCGGCGCGGCCGTATCACGAGTGGCAGCACCTCTTCAAGACGACCCTCTCCGGCCGCGTCGAATGGGTCGGCAAGACTTCCACCTCCGAGATGTGGCGGGTGACCTATGGCGGTTGAGACCGAAGCCGACCGGCTGTCGATGCTGTCGCTGTCCGACTGGGGCAGCCGCGCGCGGTACCGGCGCGCCGGCCGGGTGTACGACATCATCGGCATCTTCGACGCACTTTTCGTGGCTGTCGGCGTGGCCGATGCTGACGTCGAGTCCAGCCTGCCGACGTTCACCGTCTCGACGGCCTCGATGCCCTGCCGGGTCGGGCACGGCGACGCGCTCTTCATCGACGGCCGCGGCTACACCGTGCGCGGCTTCCAGCCCGACGGCACCGGGATGACGGTGCTGCGCATCGAGGTCGACCTCGACCTCGACTTCGACGAGCCCGCGAACATCGAGACCGAGGCCGGCGACAACCTCGTCACCGAGTCGAATATGTACCTCCTGCAGGAGGCCGCGTGAGCCACGCCCGCCGCACCATACGCGACCGGGTCGTGCAGATCCTCGAGGCGGCTGAGGTCGCCCAGACGGTCTCTGCGTCGCGGGTGCACCCCCTGCCGGCGGACGTGCTGGCTGCGGCGCTGGTCTACGCCAACTCCGAGAGCGTGACCGGCACGACGCTCACCTACCCGCGCACCTACCATCGCGAGCTGCAGCTCGTGATCGAGGTGGTCTCGCGCGACACGCGGCACCTGGACGACCGTCTCGACAACCTCTGCGCCAACGTCGAGAACGCCATCGGGGCTGACCACACGCTTGGCGGGTTGGTGAAGGACTGCCAGCTGACCGACACGGCGCTGACGATGAGTTTTGACGGCGACGCTCCCATCGGAGCGGCGCGCATGGTGTACCGGACCCTTTACATGACCAGCGAGACCGATGCCGGGTCGGTCGTAGAGTAACCACAGGAGACAATCGAAATGGCGAACCATCACGGCAGCGAAGGCCTCGTCCGCGTCGGCACCAACACCGTCGCCGAGGTCACGGGCTTCAGCTTCACGGCTTCGGCCGAGTACGCCGAGGACACCACCCTGAGCGACCTCGACAAGACCTACAACGTCACGGCGATCAAGTCGTGGACGGGGTCGGTCACGGCGTTCTGGGATGAGACCGACACCAGCGGTCAGGTGGCGCTCGTGCCGGGCGCGAACGTGTCGCTCGTGCTCGCCCCCGAGGGCGTCGGCGCGGGTGCGACCCGCTACAGCGGCAACGCGCTCATCACGGAAATCACTCGCAACGTGCAGCGCGGTGCCATCACCGAGATCACGTTCAACTTCCTCGGCAACGGCGCCCTCACGGTCGCGACCTCCTGATGGACTGGAAAGCGGCAGCGCGGGCGCAGTTCCAGGAGCGGCGCTCGGTCGACACGCTGGTCGAAATCCCGGTGCCGGAGTGGGGCATCTCGGTCTACTACTGGCCGGACATGACCCTCGCCGAGCGCCGGGAGATCTTCCTTTTCGCCAAGCAGGACGGGGACAAGACCATCCTCGACCTCGAGGCGATGGCGGTGACGGTGCAGGTTCGCGCGCGCGACAAGCACGGGGCCAAGCTCTTCGGCCGCGTCGAGCGCAAGGACCTGATGAACGAGTACGATCCTGACGTGCTCGTGCGCATCGTCACCGAGATGAACACCGGCGGGGTGAACATCGAGGACGCCGAAAAAAACTAAGAGAGGACACCTACCTTCGGGCGGTCTACGCGCTATCGCTCCGAATGGGTGTCCTGCCTGACGACATCTTCAACATGACCGAGCGCGACTTCGTGCACCTCTTGGCAGCCGCCAAGATGGAGCACGACGATCAGGAGGCATCGTGGCAAAGACAGAAGTCCAGATAACCGCAGTCGACAAGACGCAAGCGGCGATTCGCTCGGCCACGACCTCGCTGAAGACCATCGAGAAGACGGCCAAGGTGACGGGCAAGGCGATCAACCTCGCCTTCGGCCTGCTCACTGGCGGCGTGTTGGTGTCGGCGTTCGGCAAGCTGACCGAGGCGGCGAAGAAGACCGACGAGGGTCGCAAGGCGCTCGACGAGCTGTCCAAGACCCTGCGCGACCCGGCCTTGGTCGAAGCCGCCAACGCGATTTCCGGCGCGCTGATCACCGGGTTCACCAAGGCGCTGCAGAAGGTATCGTCGTTCATCCAGTACACCCGCAACGAGCTGGTCAAACTGGGTGCAATCGAGGCTAGCGGTCTTGCCGGCCAGCGCGCACTTCTCGAGCAAGAAATCTCGGCGGCCTCTCGTGCGTCGACCGGGGTGGTGCCTGGCGGCGGCATGGATTTGAGCCCGCTCGAACGCGCGCGCATGATCGATGCCGCCAAAACGCTCAACCAAGAAGAAAAAAACCGCATCGCCTATCTGCGGCAAGCCCTTGCCATCGTAAACCAGCAGA